CTAGAAGGCATAGACTCAAAGCTATCTGCCCTAGACAAACTGGATGATCTCGTAGATGCGCGAGTCAAGTCCATCAAGGACAAACGATTTGCGAAGTTAGCTAAGGCCGACGAGATTCTGGCTGCCGTAGAGGCGGCTGGTGGCGACCCAGAGAAGATCAGGGGCAAGCTTGAGTACGGTGCCCTCATGGACCGACTCGACAACATCGAGGACAGAATGGCTGGAGCTGGTGGCTCAGCGTCCAGTCAGGAAGCGCAAGCGAAACCATCCCTAGTGGATGACACCCGTAATTTCCTGCTCCAGAAGCAAGACGAACTAGGCGTCACATTGACGGACGATGAGTTGCTGAAGCTAAAGGACAGTCGGCGTTTCAAAAACGAATCTGACTGGTTTGGCGAACTGACAACGCAAATCGTCAAGAAGGTGAAGCAAGGTAGCATCTCTTCTGGTGCTGCGATTGGAGAGGGAGGTCCTGGCGCCCCACCATCGCCTGAGGACGAAGAACTGCTTGCCGAATACGAGAAGCTGCTAAGGCATCCTCTTGAAAACGCTGAAGAGCGGAAGCAGGCAGAAAAAGAACTCAGAAAGCGCAACCTCCTACGATAAAAAAATCTTAGGAGAGAAACATGGCTGTAACACAGACTACTTCGCTGTCTAACAGCCTGCGAATCCAATATCTTAACGATTACATGGCCGGTGCTTTGCGGCGTCGTTTCTATGACTTCGCTGCGGCCCCGGTAAACGAATTGTCTGGAGCTGCTGGTGCAGCCCAGTCAATGGCGGACTTGAATCGCGGCGGAACAGTTCGAGTTACCTTCATTGGGGACATGGGAATTACCACGACCCCGTTGAGCCAGGTACAGGACATTGTTCCCCAGATACTTCCGGACGCCTATGCGGATGTAACCGTTGATATGTTCGGCGATGCTATTCAAACATCGCAGAAAGCTCTAGTCGAGTTCTTCCCCAACTATCGGGAACGATCTCCCGAAAAAGTTGGCTTGAACATGATGGAAATGGTGGACTTCAAAGCGATGGAGGCCGCACTCGGCGGCTCTCTTGTAGACCGCTACGTAGCCCGCGCGAGCTTGGATGCAGGCACGACAGCACACCGCGCAAGCGATACCAATTTTTCCGGTATTGCTGCAAGGCTTAGCCAATTCAACTGCCCCGGATGGGAAGGCGAAGGTAAGCCAACCTCCTGGGCCGGCTTCATGGATCACTACGTTCTGACCGATATTGCTGCGGGCGGAAACGTTGTGAACGTGGCGCAGTACCAGGACGGAGACATGGTGTTGAACAACGAAGTTGGACGACTCCATAACTTCCGCCTCGTGGCAAGTGGCTACGCAAAAGTCTTCTTGGGCGCAGGGCTAGATAGCAGCGTCGCAGGGGGCACAGTAAACACAACTCTATCCGCTGCGGCATCTGCGTTGGCGACGACTATCGTTGTCACTGCCAACACTAACATGGTCGTCGGCGGATGGTTGAACATCTGGAACGCCGAGGAAACGGCCTCGACCTTCTACCCAGATAACGAGCGGGTAAAGATTGCGGCAATTTCCGGCACGACCATCACCATCGTTGGTGGCGGCGAGAACGGCGGACTTCGATGGGCACATGCTTCGGGCAAGACAGTAGGCAACGCAGACAGTGTACACCCAATCCTTTTCGCTGGACCTCGGTCCTTGGCAAAGGTGTATGCTCCCGAAATCGGCGAGTTTGGCGAACTGGTCGGGCCGCTACAACAGGGTTTGGCACAACAGTGGACCAGCTTTGCGTGGAAATGGTTCGGTGGGTACGGAAGACCTAGTGAGAACTGGCTGTATCGTGGCGAGTACTCAGTGTCCGAGGAGGCATAATCATGGCTGGAACAATGGAAGGCCTTGGTGTACCTCTTTTCGGAGGCTACACTTCGTATCAAAGCGATGGAACTTCATCGTACCTGGTGGTTAACTCTGATGGAACTCACGACTTCACCTTCACTGACGAGGGTGCGGATAACTTCATCGGCGTAACCATAACTGATGCAACTACCATCTCAAGTGGATACTTGCAGGCTTTCTACACAAGTATCACGCAGTCTGGTGGTAGTGCGGACCAAATCAATGCGTTCGCCGCCGACATAACCCTGGGCGGAACGTGTAGTTCGGAAATCTCTGGGGTGTATATCTACTTCGCAGAGACGGGAACCGCGGTGTTCGGTGGAATCTTCAGTGGATACACGGTGTTCTTCACCTCGTTCGCGTCGGCCACACCGCCGGCGTATCGAGCTGGATTCCATTGTTATTCACAGGAACCAACCGCGACGAACGCATCAGGGCTTGACGCTGGCCTACTCGTAGAGTCTGCTGGCGCCTCTGGCACCTGGGGCGCTCTCTTGGGTTATATGGGAGTGACGCCTCCTGAGTATTTCCTTTACTCATCGTCAAACATCCCATGGGGAGCAACCACGCGAATGTGCAGGATTTTGGGGTCGGACGCCGCAGGAACAGCGCAGGTTGCCGCGCAGTTGCGGGTGAAGATATACGAAACCGAATACTTCATCGCACTGTATCCGACAACCTGTTCGTAGTAAGGAGAACTAAGGATGAATATGTCTGTGCTTGAGAGGCTAGTAGCGCTCTCGATACTTCCAAAAGAAGGGGACTACGCAACGCTAAAAATCCTAACCAGCCTGCGCCTTTCTCTTTCCTTTACAGAGGAAGAGATGAAAGCGTGGGAAATAACGACCAACCCCGAAAACGGGCGAACGTCGTGGAAGGAGGACGCCGAGGTCGAAATCCCCATCGGGGAAAAGGCCACAGACATCATCGTGGATGCTCTCAAGAAACTTAACCATGAGAAGAAACTTATGGCAGAGGGTATGAGTCTCTACGAGAAGTTCATCCCGACAACTGAATAGAAAGGAGCGGGGTGGCGAGGGCTACGGCCCGCCCACCCCGCCCTGCAATTATGCTTACGACAGATATTATCAAGTGTAAACTATGTGGCTGTCCCGTCAGGATCGTGCGGCGGGCAGATGGAGCGGCAGACCACTACGAGGCAATGCGGCCCGAAGAAATAGCCGACATGCCGCCGCCTCCAACTCCGCAACACCTAGCGGACTTCCTTCGGGAAGAACGCAAAGGAAAGAGAGTTGTAGCGATTGTCGGTTCAGCGTGGACAAGTCGCGGATGGGCACCCTACGGCGAAGAAGAAGTGTGGTGCTTCAACGAGATGCACGGGCAACCGGGAGTGGGCGACGCAACAAGATGGTTCCAGTTACACCCCAAGTGGGTTTTTACCAAAGACCATCGGCTAAACCACTGGCCGTGGTTGCAAGAGGAACATAGATTTCCTGTCTACATGCAGCGCGAGTACGACAACGTACCACGCTCAACCAGGTATCCGCTTCGGGAGATACAGGACAATCTCCTAAGAAATATCTGGAAGGGCGATACTCAACTCAGGAAGATATTCGGCTCAAGTATGGCATACGGGGTGGCGCTGGCCCTGCATGAGGGCGTTTTTGACAGGATAGAACTCTTCGGAATCGAACTGGTGCTTGAAGGAGAGTGGGCCTACCAGAGGGAAAGTATGGCATTCTGGCTTGGGAAGGCAAGCGGAATGGGCGTTGAGATATGGATGCCAGAGGAATGCGAATTGTTTAGGATGCCATTATACGCGTACGAGGAAGTTAGACGGGGAGATGGGAGCATCGACATCGCCCCAGGGGAGGGAAAATGACACGTCCATCACATCTACACGAAGGATGCTACAACAATCCTGGCCTACAGGACAAGCTAAATGACGTAATCGAGTATCTTGAGACAGAGCCCAGGAACGACCTCGTCATCCCGATCTCTAACGACCCGGCGAATCCCGATGGCTTCGATACCTACATGCTCATCGACATGCTCGCCGAAATCTGCGACAAACTAAAGAAGAACCGAGACGACATCAAGGACCTAGACGATAGAGTCAAGGACCTAGAACAGGCATAAATGTGTGCGCACCCGGC